CCCAAGCAGAACGAAATCCGCTGGCAAGTTCACCCAGCAAACCCCGACAGAACACGCTACACCTGCGTTTCCGGGCCGCGTAAATCCTCCAAAACGGTCGGCTGCCTGCACGCTGCCGTCGAACACGCTTGGGAGGTTGACCGCGCTCTAATCGCCATCGTTTCGCCAACCCTCACGAATGCCATAGATGGCGGATGCTGGCAGCAGCTCGTTGAGGAAATCGTTCCCATGTGGGTCGAAGGTGGGTTTGGTTTGGAGTGGGTCCGCAAGCCCTACATGGCCGGGTCCACCAAGAGGATGAAGTTCAGCATCCGCAACAAGCACGGAACTGTCAGCGAATTCCAGCTTGAATCTTTCCGGGATGGAGCCACCGAGTCGGACATCAAGGAGCGGTTCAAGGGCAAGAAGATGTCGTTCATCTACTGGTCCGAAGCTGCTACGTGGGTCAAGACGAGGGCTGCTTTCGACATCATCTCAGAATGTCTTCGTGAAAAGAGCTTCTGGAAGACCAGCGACCTGACGATGGTGATCGACACCAACCCGGAATCCCCTGGTGAAGACCACTGGATTTACCAGATTTTCTACAAGTTCAGGCGGCTGGACACCACGCAGATCATCGAGCTGATTGGCGACAAGCCAATCAATGTTGAAGACATGGTTGCCCAGCAGAAGAATTACGGCCTCGTTGAAGTCTTCGTTCACGACAACCTCTCGCTTTCCGAGAAGGATTTAATTGAGCTGAAGACCAAATACGCTCACTCACCCGAGCTGTGGGACCGCTACTATCTCGGGAAATGGACTGCGGCTGCTGGTGATGGCCTCTTCTACGACGTATTCCGCCCCGCCATCCATGTTCAAGGCGAAATGGAGACACCGCTCAACCGCGACCCTCAGATGCTCGTCCCATCGGACGATTGCTATGAGCTGATTACCGGCTGGGACTTGGGCACATCAAATCATGCGTTCACCCTGATGGAGCGCTTCTACTGGCCAAATTCAAAGGGCATCAAGGTTCCACACTTCTCCATCATAGACGAGCTGGTGATGCTGCATTCCGACGCATCCATCGAAGATTTTACCGAGGGAGTGCTCGAAAAGATGGATTTCTGGGAGAGCTACCTTGGAAGAACAATTCACTGGACGCACTACTCCGACCGTTCCGCATTCGACTTCAAGGAGTCCATTTCCAATCGAAGGCAGCATGTGGAGGTCTATCTGTCGTCGAAGAAGCGAATCAAGCTGCTGGCCGTTGAAAAGGGAGACGGCTCTGTGCGACAACGCATTGACATCACCCGCAGGCTACTCTTCGAGGACCGCCTCCAGTTCTCCAAGACGAAATGCCCGCAAACCATCATGTCGGTGCAGTCCATTAAGAAGGGCAAGAACACCCCCGTTGACCGGGCTTCCGAGTTCAAGCACGCCTGGGATGCTCTTACCTACCCGCTTCAGGCAATGTGCTATGAGGAATTGTTCCGGGCCAAGAAAGCGATTCTTGCCAACCGGGCCAGCTCTCAGCCAGTCTCGGTGCTGCTATGACCTGCGAAGTCTGCCAAGAAATCCAAGAGGAGCGTGCCGCCATCCACGAGTTCGATGGAGGGTGCTCAAGGGAACAGGCTGAAGGGTTGGCTTGGAAGGTTAGATGCAGGAAGCATCAGTCGAAAGTTTTTGTTGACGGTTCGCCGGTCGAGAGTAAGGTCGTGGCGTTCGATTCAGTGTAGCGACTGAGAAGAGAGCAAACACAGTTTTTTGTTGGTGACGGTAGAAAAGGCCCGCTTGGCGCTACACGAGCGGGCCTTTTCTTTTATGGAACAGAACATCTACATCAGCCGTAAGCGCGAAGACCCCTTCGCTCGCATCCCCCACGAGATTCTTTCAGACACTCGCCTTTCTTGGAAGGCCAAGGGCGTGATCTGCTACCTTCTCGGAAAGCCTTATACATGGAAGGTTCGTAGGGCAGACCTCATCAACCAGTCCACCGACGGAGACTGCTCGGTAAGAGCTGCGCTGAAGGAACTGCGAGAGGTCGGCTACGTCAACCTTGAGTGCATTAAGGGCGAGAATGGAAAGGTTCAGGAATGGCGCTGGATTGTCAGCGACACCTGCAATCCGCCAGCTCTTAAAAATCAAAAATCTTCGCCCTCTAAACCAGATGTCGGTTTTCCGCATGTGGGAAACCCACCTCTTAGTAAGAAGGAGTGTAGTAAGAAGGAGTCTAAAGAGACTAAAGAGACATCGGCTGCGCCGGATGGTCTTTCTTTTGAGCCAGTTTGGAAACCTTCTAAGAAAAGTAAGGAGCAGCAGTTGGGGGATTTACCTGCCCCGAAGGGGCATCAATTCCCAAGCCAAGAAGAATTCGACGCCTTCCTGCTTTTTGAATGTTCCGAGTTGCTGGGGGCGCACCGTCCCGACCTGTATCGTGACCTCTGCCGCCACAAATGGCATCATTGGCGAGCCAAAGCTAACCACTGGGTTCCGATCTACGACTGGAAGAAATACGTTTCCTCGTTGGGCGAGAAAATGGACAACAACTTCGCCTAACTCCGATGAACCGAGAAGCCTACCAACTTTACCTCCTCACCGAGCACTGGCATCGGCTCCGCTCAGAGGCGATTGAGCGAGACGGAAGGAGGTGCGTGCGCTGTGAGTGGCCGGTTCGATTGCAGGTTCACCACAAGGTTTATCGCAAGACGCCGCAGGACACCCTGCTTGAAGACTTGGAAACGCTGTGCGAGAAGTGCCACGCCGGGGAGCATGGTAAAGCTCCGCCTGTGCGGCCATCCAAGAACAAACCCAGCCAAAAGCTAACGGCTCAGATGGCTCAGGAGAGTGCTGCGAACGCCCGAAGGGAAGAAGCCTACTCAAAGCCATACACGCCGAAGTTTCGGAGCATTGACACCAACCGGCAGAACTTCGCCACTCCCGCAGCCGATGCTCCCGACAGGAGCATTGTGAGTCCCTTCATCAAGAAATACATCCGTCGCCACACCTCCAAGGAAACCTACTTGGAAATCATGGCAGGTAAATGACAACCTTCCCGAGTGATAGTTTAGGTGGACAGAACACCCGCAGCAGTGCGGGAGGCGCACGTTCGAGTCGTGCTCGCTCGGCCATCTTCAAAAAGCTCCGCCACGCCGACCGCAGAATCACCTCCTTGGATAGAGCGATTTTCTACGAAACACTCGGGGGTCGCTTCTGGAATGGCCGCGCAGGGAAGCTCAAAAAGCAGCGCGATGCGTGGGACTTGAAAAGAAAAACTTTCAGGGAGGCGAGAAAAGCCTTTACAAACCCCACCCCCTAGTCACATACTTGCTACCAGCATGAACGCACTTACAAAAGCTGAACGCATCACACTTCTTACGGAGTGGTTGTTGGAATACAAGAAAGTTGAATCCACCTGCAATTCCATTGAAATGCTTTTTGGCAAGAACTCTGATGGAGATGTGCAGGCGCGTTTCTGGCAGCTTTTTGAAAGCTACACCAAGCTCGTTGCCATCCAGGTTGGAGATGATTATGCGTGGCTCAACTGGTTCATCTGGGAGAACGACTGCGGCAAAAATGCGATGGAAGCCAAGGCACCTTCTTGGAAGAAAGCCCGCAAGATTCGCACCGTGAAAGACCTTGAGGCGATCATCTCGGCGAAGTAACCACCAACAGCTATGGACAGACAAGAACACCTGAACAGGATCAAGGCCAAGTGCGAGCAGCTCCTCGCGTTGGCTGAGAAGCGGACGGAGGGGAGGTGGGTTGCACAAATTTATGACGACCTGAAAACTGCAAAAGACGAGGGGGAATTTGAGTGGGCGGGCGAGACGACATTCATCGGCGCGGCCGGAAGCGTTTGGCTGTCTAGCGGTGGAGCGCAAACTGGGCTTCCGGGATGCATTGAAACCTCTGGCAATGACGCCGCCTTCATCGCCTCCTGCGCTGGTCCCGCCGAGGCTGGCTGGAAGGCGACGATTGCGGCGATTGACGCGTTGCGCGATATGGGCGAGCACGACGCTGCTATTCTCGAATTAAACATCATCACCGCATGGCCGGAGGAGTTGCTGTGAATCCGTCATTCTGGTCAGTTGCCGTTGTGTGCATCACAGCAATTATCATTAACATGCAGTGGATGAACGGCTTGCTGGAAGTGCTAGAGCAGCGTCGTCGAGAAACAAAAACTGGAGAATTCGAGAGATGACACAACCCAAATTCAACCTCGGCGACCTCGTTCGCAAAACCAAAGGCTCACAGTGGAGCGGTGCCGTCGTCGGCATCTACTCCACCGAGTTGACTCCCGAAGGTTACGCTGTGGAGAGCAGCACTGAGAAAGGCTCCGTGCAGATTTATCCGGCAGCGGCTTTGGAGGCGGCTCCACAGAAACTTGCTCACGACGACCACATGCAGCAGTTACAGGAGCATTTCCAACAGAACTCCATGTTGAAAATTGAACAGCCAATGAACCTCAACGACCTATCCCAACAAGTCCACGCCGCCAACATCAACTGGTGGCGTGACCCTCAAACCAGCCTCCCTATCCAGCGCAACAAGGGTGAACTCCTCGCGCTCATCCACAGCGAAATCTCCGAAGCCCTCGAAGGTGAGCGCAAAGACCTCATGGACGACAAGCTCCCCCACAGGAAGATGGCCGAGGTTGAGCTGGCTGATGCAGTCATCCGCATTCTCGATTACTGTGGAGGATTCGGCTACGACCTTCAGGGAGCCTTCGAGGAAAAGATGGCCTACAACTCCAAAAGGGAGGACCACAAGCACGCGGCCAGGATGGCTGCTGGAGGGAAGAAGTGGTGAGCAACTGGACTAAAACACCGCCGACGGAACCGGGAGCGTATTGGTTTCGCAACAAAGAACTCAGCAAATTCCTTTGCGATTACGACTCCGACGAGATCGAGATACTCAAAACAAGCACCATAAAAGGCGAATGGTGCGGCCCGCTGGTGCCTGCCGACGAAGTTGAAAAGGCGTGGCACGAAGGGTTCTTGGAAGGTGATTTAAGCGACCGCCCTATTTTGACATGCTGGAACAACAGCCGAGCCAAGCAAGTCGTGGAGGGGAAGCTATGAAACAAATCCACATCACCATGCCCGATGCGAGCATCTGGGCCGTCCCTGCTGAGGTTGTGGCGCGGCATCGCGCTGACTACTACGCCAAGGATTATGGCGAGAAATGGCGTGAAGTGGAATACCAAGAAACCCTCTCCAACCACGTTGACCTCCTCGACTGGGCAGCCAACAACATGAACTGGAAGGATGTCGCCAAGGATGCCTTCCGAGTAAGCCCCGGCAGGGTGGACTATCAGGAGGGTTGGGTGAATGGCGCGAAGAAGGTTGTGGAGGTGGAGCCATGATCGACTCAAAACTACACTCCATGAACACCACTCAAGACGGAAACCCTCCCTCCCACATCACCACCACCTACACCAAAGACCTCCACCTGAGGCATGTAGAAGCCTTCTGGGAGGGGAAGCTGCAATACAATAGCTGTATAGTTGGATGGATGAAGTCCGATTTTCCTCCAAACCCAGACATCAGCCCCGAGCGCTACCGCATCGCCACCCCCAAGCAGCTCCGCCCGTGGAAGCCCAACGAGCTTCCCTTGGGAGCATGGATTCGCACCACCGGCTCATCAGATGTCTCCATAGCCATTGCCTCAAGAAACGGACTCCTCACTTGGTCCGATGGCCGGGAATGCTATTCCGTCAACCCAACCCACCTCCTCAAGAGCTTCGAGCACTCCACTGACCAAGGCAAGACCTGGCTCCCTTGTGGCGTCTTAGAGTAGGCCAGCTTGCAAAGCCGAAGCAGTAGCCTTCACAGCCTTTCGCTGCGCTGCCCTATACCGCCTCCAATAGTCCCGCAGCCTAACCGCGTTCCGCTCACGATACCGCTGCATCTGAGCCTTGCGATTGCCCTTACTACCCCTCGGTCTAGGCCGTCGCTTCAACGGCGGACCACTCGCAAACTCATCAGGCGCATCACTCTGAACAGCTTCATCAACCATCCAAACAGCCTGCCCAGCACACGGAAAATGGTCAAGTCCGCTGTGCAGAGGGGGCGGACATGATGGAATGACACCCTGAAAAGCCGAATACAGCGTTTCCTTAGGAAACTCCACAAAGAGCAGCTTTTTAGAGATGTGCAGAGGGTGCGGACAGAAAGGACTCCTGAAGGCGTGCGAGG